CGTGGACACCGACCCGCGAACCGGCGGCAGCGGTCGACGTGCCGGAAGACGACTACTTCGGTCTGGCGCTCGGCCGGGCCACCCTCGAGCAGGAAGAAGAGCAGCCATGACGACAGACCCGAACATCAGCCGCGATCCGGCCTTTCCGTTGCCGCCGGCCACGTACGTGCCGGGCCTGCGGACCCGCGCCGAGCGGCACCGCCCGGGCAACACCGGCGCGTTCTCGACGACGGAGGGCCCCGCCCCGAAGCCCGACCCGGCACCCGAGGACGACAGCCTCCGCACGTTCGAGCGGGCCCTGGACATCGTCAAGAACGTACTGGTGATCCTGACCTGCCTCGCCATCCTGTACAGCCTGTGGAACGTCTACAGCGCGCTGGCGCAGCTCGGTGACCAGCTCGGTCGCTTCGTCCCGTGACCGTTCCGGCCTACCCGTCGCACGTCCGCTACCCGGGCAGCCGGACCGTGCACGCGCGGCACCCGAAGCGGCGCGCCCCGGCGTGCGGGCCGAAGAACGAGCCGGTGACCGCTCTCGGTCTGCTGGTCCTGACCACCGCGCCGGTGACATGCCGGCGGCCCGCGTGCGCGGCCGTCCAGCGAGCCGGCCAGAGGGGAAGATCATGATCCCGACCATCTGCACGTGCGGGCGGCCTCTGCACATCACGTGGTGGCGTCCGCGACTGGCCGTGGAGGGCGCGGCCCCCCGGCCGCGGCGCTGGCGCGATAGAATCCGGTCGATGCTCACCACGCGGGCGTCGTCATAGAGGACCGGTTCCCCCGTACCGGTAGCACTGCACAGAACGGCCCCGGACCTGCTGGTCCGGGGCCGTTCCGTCGTCCCTGCTGGTGTACCCCGTCCGCGCCCCACAGGGTGCTAGCCGCGGGATACGGATGGTCGGGCCGGTCGTGGTCGTAACCCTCAGCCGGCCCGCCCGGTGAGGCTACTTCCCCGCGGCCGGCTTCGCACTCCCGGTCGGCTTGGCCGCGGCCGGGGCGGCCGGCTTCGGCGCGTTGGCCGGCTTGTCGGATGCCGTGCCGGTGGTGTCCTGGCCGGCCAGCTCGAGCAGCTGCTTCAGCAGGGCGTGGTTCGCTTCGGCCAGGTCGAGCGCGGCTCCGGCGTCGCGGGCGGCCCGGCCGGCCCGGATGACGGCGTGCTGAATCAGGCTGGCCGCGGACACCTCGGTCCCGGGAGCCTTGTTGATCACCTCACCGGTGTCGGCGGTGATCTTGATCAGGTCGTCTTTGAGTGCCACGTCTGCCTCCGGTTTGATGATGAAACGGGCGGTCAGGCCCCACGGCTTCGTGTTGCCCTCCGAACCACTGTCGTAGCGGCAGGAGAAGTGCGCGTGCTCGTAGTGGCCGTTGCTGCCGGTGTACTCGCGCCAGGTCCAGCCCCAGCTGCGGGACGCGATACGGCCGGCGTAGATGACGTTTTGGAGCCGGTCATCCAGGCCGTGCCGGTGGCGCCGGACGATCTCTTCGGCGTAGAGCGCCATCGACTGGCCGGGCAGCCACGGGCCGGTGTGGTCGACGTCCAGGGCGTGGACCTCGTTCTTGCTGTCCGCGTCCTCGTACGGGGTCTCCCCGGTCTCGTCGGGGTTGTGATCCGACGGCCGGTCAGCGTGGGCCCGGTCCCCGATGGTGCCGTCGGAGCGTGTGTCCCGGAAGCCCGGGGCCACCTGGTTGAACTCGGCGCGCAGGCTTGCGAGCGCGGGCACCAGGTGCCAGTCAGCTGCCATTGCGGGGGCCTCCCATCTCGCCGTTGTTGTAGGCGGCGACGATCTTGACGGCGGCCAGGTCGGCTGCCTCTTCGGCGATGCGGGCCCGGTCCTCTTCGGTCAGGCCGTTGGTCTGCCGCACGATCGTCTCGAGCTGGCCGGTCTGGTGATCGGTCTTCGCCTCGATCGTGCTGGCCTTACGGGCGGCCACGGCCTGCCCGGTGAACAGGCCGGCAGTGAGCACCGCGAAGCCGACGATGGCCTCCGCCGACCAGCCAGCCAGGATGAGGGCGACCACGATCGCGGCGAGCGACAGCAGGCCCACGATGGCGACCACGGCCTGCGGCCAATTGCTGATCTTGATGATGCGATCCACGGAATCCCCCCCGGTCAGAGGCACTATTGTCCCACCCGGGGCTGACACTTCAGGGTGCCGCGCGTAGCGCTCGCTCATGCTCACAACCCCCGACGATACGGGCCCGGCGCCTACGATCGGGGCCACCGACCGAGGGGGAACCTCATGCCCGACACCGCGCTTGGCTTCACGTACCCGGACGCGTCCGGCAACGCCAACCTCTGGGAGCACTTCCAGGCCCTGGCCACCGACATCAACGACTACCTGGCCAGCCGCGGCCGGGTCGCCACCATGACGCCGGAGACCGCCGACAGTGCGACGTTCACCACCACGGTGACGTCGATCGCGAGCGTCACCGCGTCGCTGGTGTCCGGCCGGGTCTACAAGGTCAGGCTGGTGACGCACATCGCGTCGACCGTGGCCGGGGACCGGGTAGACCTGGCCATCCGGGAGAACAACACGGCGGGCACCGAGTTGCAGACCCTGACCGCCGAGCCGATCGACACCACCACCAGCGCCGGGCACTACTTCGAGGTGGAGGCACAGTTCACGGCGGTGGCCACCGGGTCGAAGACGTTCGTGGCCACCGCGAACCGGCAGGCCGGAACCGGCTCGCTGCGCCGGGAGGCAGCGTCGACCCGGCCCACCCTGTTCTACGTCGACTACGTCAGCGGCTGAAATATATAATTGACGCCCGTCGATCGGGGCGTGGCGCTCGCCATCGACAGCAGCGAATACCGGCAGGTCGCGGCGTGGCGCAAGGTCGAACCGTGGCGCTGGTTCCCACATGCCGGACGGTCAGGTGGTGCGGGACCAGTCGATGGTCAGCAGCCACGCGGCCGGGTCGGTGCCGCGGCCGTCCACGCGTGCGTACGGGGTGCCGTCCGCGTCGTGCAGGGCCAGCCCGCCTGCGGTGCCGTCGACCATCGCCTGAACCCACGCCGTCGGCACGGCGAACTCTTCCTCGAGCTGGCCCGGGGCGAGGGTGGGTCCGGCCGTCGACAGGGTCAGGGTCGGCGCGCCGGCGGGCTGCTCGGTCTCGGTGACCAGGTTCAGGGTGGTGGCCACCGCCCCGGTACTGCCGCCGTAGCCGCGCCGCAGCCGCACCGACGCGGACAGCACGGTCGCCCCGGCCAGCGTCGCAGGCTTCGGCCCGTAGAACGCGGCGCCGCTGGCGTTGCCGTAGCCACCGGCGGCGCCCTGGATCGTGTCGGTGGTGGCGGTCGACCACGCCGCGTCGCGCCACGTGCCGGTGAACACCGGGGTCACGAGCATCTGCCCGAACACCGTCGGCGCGTTTGGGTCCGGGCCGTCGTAGGTGTCGCCACTGTCGGCCGCCGCCGCGGTGAACAGGCGGCAGCAGCCGTAGTAGACCTGATCGACCAGGTGGACCAGCAGCACGTCGCCGACCCCGACGGTGAGGTCCCGGGCCAGCTGGACGGTGACCACCACGCCGTTGACCCGCGCCGAGCAGGCAGCGCCCGACGACGCGGTGGTGGCCTGCGCGGTGGTGGTGCGCGCGTCAGGCATCGTCGATCTCCCGGATGGTCATCTGCATGCGGCCGGAGCTGGCGGTGTACGGCATCACCAGACGTTCGATGCGGCAGAGGTGGGTGCCGTCGTCGGTGATGGCGCGCTGGTCGTAGTAGGTGACCTGATCGCCGAGCAGGTATCGGGGCTGCGGCACCATGTCGACTTTCCAGGCGCGGCGGAACGGGGCCAGCTTCCGCTTGAGCATGGCCCGGGCGACCGCGGTGGCGATCGGCACGGTCCGGACCGTGCCGTGGGAGAAGAACTCCGGCACGGGCAGCGGGTTGAACGGCCCGCCGTAGGATGCCGGCCCGCCGGATGTGTCGTAGGCGACCCCGGAGATCGGCGCCCCGTCGGCGGTCTGCCCGCGCACCACCATCGCGTTGGTGACCCCGTCCCGGGACGTGGACGTGGCGACCTCCGTCACGTTCGGCTTCAGGGTGTCGTAGCCGTCGAAGTGGTAGCGCTGCACGTACAGGCTCGGCTCGTTCGGGTCGGTGCTGGCCGCGTCGACCGGGGTGACGTGGAGGTAGCCGTCGGGGGTCACCCGGGCCTCGGCCGGCCACGCGTCGAGCAGATCGAGCACGCCCTGTAGGCGGTCCTGGTCGACGGCCAGGCCGGTGGACACGGCCCGGTCGGTCAGCCCGGGGTCGATCCGCACTGTCAGGGCCGGCTCGACCAGCTTCCGCAGCGCGGTGGCGATCGTGCCGGTCGGCTTGTACGGGGCGACCATTTTCGCTTCGTCGAGCAGGGCCAGCAGGCCCACGGCGACCACCACGATCCGCGGGCCCGTGGTGTCGACGTCGTGCAGGAGGAACTCCCCGCGGTTGATCCACTCGTATCCGTCCGCGCCCACGCTGATGCCGAGCTTGACGTGCACGCGCTGACCGAACGGGCTCAGCGGCGACGTGAGGGCGTCCGCGGACCAGTCGATACCGTCGATGACCCGCGGGATGTGCAGGGTGACCCGCTCCGGGACCTTCAGGGTCGCGTCGCATTCCTCCTGCCCGGTGTGGACGGGCAGGTCGTCGGCCAGGACCTGGCCGCCGCGGGTGATTGTTGCCCGGCACACCATCCGGAACGTCCGGCCGGCCAGCACCGCGTCAAGGCGGTCGCTGACCTGGATGCTCACGAGAAGTCGCCCTGCGCGAGCAGCAGCAGGCTGGCGTAGTCCGCGGCCAGGTCGTTCAGGGTCTGCCCGGTGTACGCCGCCCCGATGTCTCCGAGGGTGAACCCGCGGGCCTCAAGCTGCGGCGCCCACCCGGAGCACTTGGCCAGCCGGACGGCGGTCACCCGGCGCTCGTCGGAGCCGTCCTGGCTGAACCGGCGGGTGTTGACCTGCAGCGGCGCCACGTAGGCGTCGACACCGTCGTAGCCGCCGGGCTGCCGCATCTGGAAGATCCCGGTGGTGCACTGCTCGAGCAGGATGTCCAGGTCTTCCTTGGCGGTGGTCGTCTCGGTGTAGAACTCCCACGTGGCGGTCCACTCGGCCAAGGGGTCGGTGACCACGTAGTTGCGGCCGTCGACCGCGAACACCGTCGCTGAGGCGTCTTGCAGCAGGTCGTCGTGGGCGAGCACCACCACCTCGGCGGCCAGGGCGGTGATCGCGTCGGTCAGGGCGACCTTGCCGCCCGGCAGGGTGGTGGTGGACGGGCCGTCGGTGTCCTGCACCACGTCGGCTTCGATCAGCTCGTAGGTGACCGGCACCCCGAACGGCAGCTCCGCGTCGACCAGCACCAGCGTGGTCGTGCCGACGAACACGTCATCGGCGCCGCGCACCGGCGTCCGGGCGCCGCCCACTATCCGGTTGATCTGCACGAAGCTGGCGCCGGACAGGCCGGCCACGGTCAGCTCTTTGCGGGGCGGCCACACGCTGGTGACGTCGGTCGCGGTGATGGTGCTCATCGCTTGCCCACCTTCGCCCGCCAGTCAGCGCGGGCCTGCTGCTGCTGGATGGCCCGGTCGGTGTAGGAGTAGAACGGCTGGCCGTCCAGGGACACATTCACCGCGCTGGTGACGTTGACCGGGGTCGGCCCGCCGGTCCGGTACCGGCCCTCCCCGGAGGTCTGTGCGAAGTACGAGCTTGCCGACAGGCCGGACGGCAGCGACTGCTTCCGCAAAGCGGCCGCGTCACCCGACTGCCGGACTGCGATGTTCAGGGTCACGGTCTTCGACCGGACCGCGGCCAGCCGGTTAATCACGTTATCAATCTTGCCGGACGCGTTGTCGAGCAACGTCACCTTCGGCTTGCGCTCGTTCGGGATGCCCAGCAAGTCATCGGCCAGCTGCCGGGCCTTCGCGGCCGAGCCTGACGCGGCGGTGGCCACCCGGATGAAGTTCTCCCGGTTGCTCCGCAGGATGCCGTCGGCCGCAGCGCCGGCCCCGTTGACCCGGACGTGCGCGTCGTACTGTTTGTTCAGCGACCCGGCCAGCCGCTCGAGCGTGCCCCGGTTCTCCCGGCCGCGCTCGGTGTTGAGCGACAGACCCTCGCCGTTCTCCCTGATCGCTTCCGACGCGTCGATCATGGCCTGCTTTGCGTTGGTGGTCGCCCCGTACAGGCTGACGTTCGCGTCCACGTTCCCGCGGATCGCCGCTTCCAGGTCGCGGAGATCCTGGCTGGCCACCGACGCGGCTTCGCCCTGGCTGGCGATGCCGTCGGTCGCGCCGGCCACGTGGTGGGTGAACGTGCCGGTCTCCTCGGACAGGGCGCCCACGGCCTGAAGGAACCCCGGCGGGATGCCCCACTGCTCGAGCTGCTGGTTGACCGCGTTCACGCCGTTGATGGTCGGGCCGAGGATCGCCAGGAAACCGCCAGTCAGGTCGACGAGCTGCCGCACCGACGACGCGGCGCCCTCCGACCCCTGACTGATCTCGGTCAGGAACCCTTCGACGTCCCCGCCGAGCTCGGCCATGCCGTCCGACAGGGCGGCGATGACCGGCCCGGCATTGGAGATCAGCGCGTCGGCGCCGCGGGCGATGCCCTGAAGGAAGCGGGTCGCGCCGTCGGTCAGCGGCAGCACGAACCGTGCGCTGTTGGCGAAGATGTTCCGCAGCGTCCCGCCGGTCTCGGCGAAACGCTTGTCGATCAGGGCCGCGCCGGCCAGGACCGGCGTGACGAACGGCTGCGCAAAATCCTTCAGCCCGGACGTCATCGTCTTGCCCAGCTGCGCGCCGGCGGCAGCCACCCGCGGGTCGTCCTTGACCAGGGCGACACCGCCGAGGACACCGCCGACCCCGGCCCCTCCGATGATCGCCGCGCCGATCGTGCCCGCGATGATCGGCGCCGCGGCCACGCCGATACCGCCGAGGATCGGCCCGGACGACGTCGCAGCTTGGCTCACCGCCCCGACCAGCGCGCCCGTGACGCGCGGCGCGACCTTGGCCGCGGCCCGGACCAGGTTGTTGCCGAACAGGCCCTCAGCGCGCTTGTCAGCCTCCGCCTTCATGCGCTGCTGGCTCTTGACGAAAGCCTGTTCGGCCTTCGACAGGGCGGGCCCGGTCTTGTCGGTCGCGGTCAGGTTGAACTCGACGTCTCTAGCCACGGCGGATCACCTCCAAGGTCTCATCCACGACCTGGTCCACGTGGTCACGGAAACCCTGATCCTCGGCCAGCGGATCCGACCACCAGCCCGGGGTGACGGTCTGGGAGTGCCACGCCGCCGCCGTACGGCGACCCCACGACGGAGCCCGGACCCGGCCGCCGTCGATGCCGGCAAGGTCTGACTTGTCGGCCCGGGACTTCCGCGACCCCCGAAGCCGGATGCCGGCGGAACGCGACCCGTAGCTGATCTTGACGTTGATGCGGGCCGCGGCGACCCACGCGCCGAGCTTGCCCGACGACGGCAGGATCTCGAGGGCGTGTTCCTTGACCCGCTTCCGGACACCGGGAAGCGCGCGGACGATGCCGCGGCGCGCGGCCTGCACGAGGGCGCGGCGGCCGTCGAACTTGCGCAGCTCGGCGGCCAGCTGCTCGGCGGTCACGGCCACGTCATCCCCCCATCTGCTGCTGCAAGGCTGCCCTAGCCGCGGCCAGCCGTTGCTCTGCGAGCGTGTCCTGGTAGTGCTCTTCGAGGGTGTCGACGTCGCGGGGGTGCCAGTTCTCGAGTCCGGCCGGCCCGGTCAGGGGCTGGCCGGACAGGATGGCCAGCTGGATCAGCCGGTAGCGGACGTCGATGGGTTGCCAGGGTCCAGGCCCTGCTCATCCTCCGGATCCGGCACGGGCACTGACGGGTCGTTGACCACCTCAATGCAGTCCTTGTCGTTGAACTGCTGCCACGTCCCGGAGTACAGGTTCTGCCGGACCAGCGCGGCCCACGCCGTGAACCGGGCGGACGTGTGCGGGCCGTCGGGCAGGTCGGCGGCTTCGCGCTTGGCCAGCTCCCGCTGGTCGGAGACCACCGGGATCAGCCTGCCGTGGCCTTCAAGGTCGACCAGCCAGCGGGTTTCGAGCTTCGGCATGAGGGGTGCCTTTCCTAAGCGATGGTGGTAAACGCCGGCTCACCGACGACGGGCAGGACCAGTTCCATGGTGGCGAAGCTGCCCTGTTCGCCACCGAACGGGGTAGGCACGACCATGGCGGTGAAGGTGGCCCGGTCGTCGCCAACCTCACCGGCCCGCGGCTCAAGGATCACGGTGAACGTGTCGCCGGTGTCCATGGCGCGCAGAGCCTTGGCCAGGCCGCCGGTGCGGTTGATCTGCAACCCGGTCAGCTCAAAGGTCCACGTCGGGGTGTCGACGTCCTGCACGACACCGTCCGGGACCAGGGTCTTAACCGTCTGGATCTCCGCGGTGGGAACCAGCCGAGCGACGCGCACCTGGTTGGCGTACTCGACGGAGTCGATGGTGACGAGCGCGTTCTTCATGACGAATGCCCCGACGGGTGCGGCCATGGTGTTACTCCGATCTTCCGATGATCAGCAGGGCGAACAGGTTGCCCGCCTCAGTGGCGAGCACGGCCGGGGCGTAGCTGTCGACGGACATCACGGGCCGCAGCGCGGCCAGCAAGTCATCGCCGTGGGTGTCCAGGAACAGATCGGCGGCGTTGCTGTCGCCCTGGTCGCACACGACCATCACGCGCCACGTCTCCTCGAACCCCATGGACTCGTCGTCGCGGACACCGCCGCCCCACAGCGGCCAGCCGTCGCCGGCCCTGCAGGGGCTCGGCTGGCGGGTGTGGCCGCGCAGCCCCGGGACGGTGCTGATGGCGGTGGCGATGGCGGCGCGGGTTTGTGCGTTGCTCATCCGATGGGCAGCTTCCGGTGAGGGCGCTCGAGCCGGCGGACCTCCGGGTCGGACGCGGGCAGCGGCGCCTGCGGGTCGCCGTTCTCCGCGTCGCCGCGGGTCATCGCCAGAGCGTTCGGGCGTAAGGCCAGGTTGCGCTGTACGCGCCGCAGCAGGGCCTGCCGCAGGTCAGCCGGGTAGACCGGCCGGATCCGGCAGACGCGGCGCTGCGCGTCGGTCTCGGCGTCCAGGGCGTCCTGCATGTCGGCGGTCGACCAGGAGTGCTCGCCGCTGCCGGACTTCAGGTAGTTGTCGACGTCGTCAACGGTTGGCAGCTGGGTCCCGGCGGTGGGGCTGGCCGCCCACATGACGTAGCTAAGGGTGCCGTAGCCGGGGGCGGTGACCGTGGCCAGGTGGCGGCCTGTCACGGTCACCGGGTAGTCGAACGAGTAGATCCCGGCCTTGTCGGTCACCAGCGCCGGGGCGACGCCGGCGGCGCCGTTCGGCAGGGTGATCGCCACGGTCGGGGTGACGTCGACCAGGTCCAGGTCGTTGTCCAGCACGAGGAACCCGAGCAGCCAGCGGTCGCCCACGGCAAGGTCCCGCGACGTCGCGGTGAGGGTCTTGACCGGCATGGCTACTCCCTTCGGTGGCGGTGTGGGGCCGGGCCCGGCGCGGCAGCGGCAACGCGTTGCCGGGCCCGGAGCTATCAGGCGACGGTGTCGTAGATGACCTGACGGACGCCGTTGATGTCGGTGTTGGCCGTTGCCTGATATCCCCAGCAGGCCAGCCGCACCATCGCCACCGGCGCGTAGTCCCCGGACGCGTCGATACCCGGGAACTCGAGGCGCTGCGGGCCGGTGTCCCACGTGTGGACGGTGGTCGAGTCGGCCAGCCACGAGTTGTTCGGGCTGCCCGGGGTCGACGCCAGGGCCCACGCCGGGCTGATCAGCACACCGTCGGCGTCCAGGCTCCGGAACCGGCGGGTCGCCGTGCCGTCGCGGTTGGTCGCGCCGATCATCGGGTAGATCGGTTCGCCGTCGTCGGTCTCGGCCGTGGCGAGCGCCACGTACAGCTCCTGCTCGGCGGCCATCAGGTCGAACTGCTCGGCCCCGCCACGGGCGAACTGCAGCCGCGCGACCGCCGTACGCCACGCCTTCGCGAGGGCCTTGTTGGTCGCGCCGGCGGTCAGGGTGATGTCGGCCGCGGCGGTGAGCGTGTTGAGGAACGTGGCCACGCCCTGCTCGAGGGCTTCGTTCCACGAGCGGGTGAACTGGCGCCAGATGATCCCGGACGCCTGCGGGTTGCCGCCCTGGTCCCACGCCTCGCGGGTCATGTCGATCGCGCCGGACTTCGCCGTCGGGGTGATCGTCTGCGTGGTCAGCGTCATGGCGCCCGACGTCGGCTCCACGCCCTCGGTGTGCGCGGCGACCATGCCGGATGCGCTGTTGAACTTCGGCAGCGCGAACGCGGTGATGTTGTCCAGGGTGCCGCGGCGGGTGGCCCGGGTCAGCGGGTAGGCGTAGTCGCGCTGGTCGACGTACAGGTCCGGCCGGTTGGTGGTCGGGTTGACCGCGGCGACGTCGGCCCGGTCCACCTCGAACTCGTGCCGGGCCATGCCGTAGCGGTCGCCGACGGTCATCTCACGCATGAACCCGAGCGCGCGACGGTACGCGCCCGGGTCCTTGTCGCGCATGGCCGCGACCAGGTCCCGGGAGAAGTCGTGTTCCGGGCCGGGGATCAGGTTCGCGTCGCGGTCGAACCGGTACGGCGCGGCTTCGCGGGTCACCGCGGCCGGCGGCGTGGCCGGCTGGCCGGGCAGGGGCCGGGCGAGCGGGTCGACCACCGCGGGAGTCTCCACGGCGAACTGCTGCGGCGCCGCGGCGAGCGCGGCCTGGTTGCCCAGCAGCAGCTGCACCTGCTCGGCGGTGAACGTCACCGCGGCCGGGGCGGCCGGGGCGGCCGGCGGGGTGTTGGTCGGGGGAGTGTTCGGGCACGCCACGCCCGGGGCGTGGTCGGTGCCGCAGAGCGAGCAGCGCATGTTTCCTCCATCAGCGGACGCGACCACGGTGGCAACGCGTGCACGATCAAACGCCGGCATAGCGACGTTCGAGATTTCGACCCCGGTCGCGGCGCCCGGCTTCACGAGCAGCACGCCCGGGTTGAGCGGGTCAGGGATGCAGTCGGTGTCAGCGTCGAAGTCGACACCGACGGACAGGCCGTCGCGGACCTTCTCCATGGCCCACGCCAGCACCTGGTCGCCCTCAGCCCCGGTGCCAACCTTCAGCTCCACGTAGGTTCCGTCGGGCCGGTCGTCCAGGGTGAGGACGTGCCCGACCGACGACGAGAAGACGTGGTCGAGTAGCAGCTTGACCCGGGACAGGTCAGCAGGCCAGACGATGCTGCCCTGCTGGAAACGGAACTTCCGGCCGTTCTTGCGGGCGATGTCGGTCGGCCCGTACGGCACGGCCAGACCGCTGATGATCCGCCGGGCCTGGTCGACGGCGAAGCCGGCGGCGACCGGGTCCAGGGTGAACCGAGCCGGCTCGCCCGCGAAGGTGACCGCTGCCGACCCCTCAGCGGCAGCGGCCACCCGCCGCGGCCCCGACCCTTCGCGGGTGATCGGGACGACGTTGGACGCCGCGGCGGGCAGCGGCGCGGCCTGCCCGGGCGGCAGCTCTTCGCGTTCGCGGATCTCTTCGATGGTCATCGCCCGCTTGCCGGTGACCGGGTCGACCAGGTTGAACATGGTCTCGGCGAACTGGCTGCGGGTGACCGGGTCGGCCCGCATGTACGTGTCCGAGCGGGCGACCACGCGTTTGCTGCGGCGGGTGATGTCGTTCATCGACAGCCGCTGCGTGAAGGCTGTCACGTACGCCTGCAGGGTGTCGTTGATGCGGTCCTGCCGGCGGTCGCTGTCGTTGGCGTAGGTCCGGCTCGTCGTCGACACGTTCAGGTCCTCGGCGTCCAGGCCGAGCGCGGTCGCGACGTGCTTGGTCGCCAGCTCCTGCAGCTGCGCCAGCTGCTGATCGGCCGGCGTCATCTGCTCGGCGGTGTTGTACTTCAGCGCGGCCGGCACGTAGCCCGTGGTGCCCTTGCGCCGGGTGTCCTCCCAGTCGGCCAGCAGCTCCTCAGCTTCGGCGTCGGTGTCGAACGGGTCGACACCCTGGTCGGACGGGGTGAAGAAGTCGTGCATGCGCGGGTTGTTGGCGTACTTCTGCGACGTCTTGCCGTACGTCGCGGCCAGCTTGATCACCGCGCCGCAGCTCCGCAGGACGCCGGGGTTCGGGGAGTCGAACCGCTTGATCCGCAGCGGGCTCACGGGCTCGCCGTCGACCAGGATCTGCGCGCGGCGCGGGTCTTCCCCGGACGGCAGCAGCGACCGGGACCGGCCGTCGCCGGGCGGGTTGATCGTGACGGAGTGGAAGTCCAGGTGCTCGCAGTGCAGAGGGAAGCCGTCCCGGTCGGTGTCCAGGACCCGCCACCACGAGATGCCCTCGAAGAGCAGATCCTGGATGGTCTGCGCGATCGTGACCACGTTGGTCACCTGCGGGTCGATCTGCTCGAGCAGCGGCACCCGTGAGACCCGGTTCTGCTCATCCATGAGCACGAGCGGCCACGACGCCAGACCGCCAGCGATGATGTTCCGGGCCCGGAGCACACCCGGCACGGTCAGGGCTTCGTTCTGCGTGACCCGGCCAGCGCCGTCCCACATCTCGCTGATGACCTTGTCGACCGGGGCGTACGTGTCGAAGCCCCACCGCATAGGGCGGGCGGTCGCCGCGGGCAGCAGGGCGCGCTGCTGCGACAGCGACGCAGCACCGATCAGCCGCCGCCCTAGATCAATCAGCCCCATGCGGCGAGTGTACGGGCGGGGAACAGGAAATCTTGTCGTCCGACCGGCCGAGCTCCGCGGGTCGGGCAGGAAGATTTGCGGCCGCGGCTACTGGTGGTCGTTGCGGGCCGTCCACCGGAACGGGAACTGTGTCGACGCGTAGACCTTCCCACCGCCGGACCCCTTGTGCATGAGGGCGAACGTCACCGTCCCGCCGGACAGGTCACCGCCCTCCACCTGCAAATCCATGAACGTCGACAGCGGGTGCAAGGTGCTGCCCGCGAGCGGGTACATGCTCGGGTCGCCCTCCCCCGCGCCGGCGGGAGAGCTGGTGCCGGTGCTGGCGTACCGGACCGGGGAGCCTCCGACCAGCACGGCCAGCTCATAGAACGACGAATCGGTGTGGCTGATCAGGCACGCCACGTCGATCGTCACGTTGTCGCCGACCACCGCGGGCACGGCCAGAGACAGGCCGGCCACCGGCGTCCACGCCGCGTCGGCCGACACGGTGACGTCGCCGCTAGTCACCCGCGCGCGGGTGATGGTCGCCGCCGTGCCGCCGCCGCCAGGGGCGTCCTCGAGGGCGGTCACCCGGTCGTCCAGGTCGTCGAACGTGGTCAACGGTGTGAGGGCGGCCAGCTGCGCGGACAGCCCGGTGATGGTGCTGATCGCCTGGTCGTGGGGCTCCGGAGGGAACACGGACGGTTTGCCGGTGATCGACGTCCACGCCGGGGCGGTCCCGCCCGGGGCCTCCTCGAGGGCGGTCACTCGATTGTCCAGGCCGGTGACCGTGGAGAGCAGCGCGTAGGAGACGCCGGGCTCCGGGGTCTCGTCGGGCTGGAACGCGGTGGCCAGGTCGACCGTGGCCGGGCCGTCGTAGGCCAGCTGCAACGTGCCGTGAGTCAGGGCCCCATCGCAGTAGATGGCGACCGCGTAGGACCAGTCGACCGGCGTCCAGTCCGGATCGTCGGTCGCGGCCAGCGCGATGGAGAACTCACCGTCGGAGTTGCACGTGGCGACCTGCCCGCCGGACGGGACGAACGCGCCCGGGTCCGGGCCCAGCAGCCAGACAGGCTGGTGGAACGTCACGTACGCCTGACCGATATCGGCCACGCTCGCCACCTGACCGGTGACAGTGATCAGGGTCAAGCCTGCCGGGTACGCCATGCGGCCAGCGTAGGCGGTGGCGGGGACGGGGGCCCAGAGCCGGCCAGCGTGTTTCCGCCCGACCCGGCGTGCGGTAGGTGAGCCGGTGGCGGCCCCCGTCGTCCAGGACCAAGCCTAGGCGCGTACGGCCGGCTTGACGATGCGCGGCTTGCCGAGCGACTTCGGCAGGGTCCGGGCCAGGTGAACCACCCCGGCCACCGCGTACGCGGCTTCGCAGCTGCCGCCGCCCTTACGCTCGAAGCGCCACCGGTCGCCCTGCCACAGCTTCGCCGCGCCGGTGATCTGCGCGTTCAGCAGCGGGTCGTCGTTGTGGACGACCTGGTCCGCGTCGACCTCGGACGCCAGACCCATGCACACGGCGGTCACTTCGTCGGTGATCTCCCGGACGGCGACGCCGGCGGGCGGCCACTTCACACGGCCTTTACGTTCCTTCAGCGTCGCCGACGCAGCCGCGGCCGGCCCGCCGGGGATCCAGCCGAACAGCTGCGGCCGGATCTTGCGGACCATCGCGGGTAGCTGCCGCTGCATCTGCGCGACCGCGGTGGGGCCGGTCCACGACGCCACTACACCGTCGACCTCCGGGACCTCTACCTGAACCCTGCCGTCCGGCCGCAGGGCGCCCACCACGGCGGTGACGCGCTGCCGGTCGGGGGAGATGTCGACCACCATGGCCAGCCGCGTACGAAGCTCCGAAAGGTCGTTGTCGACCACGCCGGCGGCCCACTTCAGCGGGTCGATCGCCGCGTCCAGGTTCTGCACGCGCTGGCACAGCGTCTCCGTGCGGAAACCGGCAACCTCGGCCGGGTCGGCCCCGGGCAGCGACAGCCGCCGGGCCGGCCCGAGCAGAGTTTCCCAGTCCATGGCCAGCTGCCCATTCGCGCGAATGTGACCCACATTCGGGTTTGCCTGCGCGAGCGCGTGCGGGTCGTCCAGGGCGCACCCCGGCGGGGCCGAGTAGTCGAACACCCCGATCCGGTAGTCGCCCTCTCCGGTCTCGAGATACTTGATCGCCGCGTCGAAGAGACTGTTGAGCACCACGGACGTGTCGTCGCCCTGGTTGGTGATGTAGACGGCCTGCCCGTGCGGCCGGGCCGTCATGGCGTTGTAGGCGGCCTTATAGCCCTCCCAGTTCTTGTGTTCCCGCAGCTCATCACCGATCTGCCGGTCGATGGACTTGCCGCGGCCACCGCGGGGCCCGACGGCCCCGATCTTGTACCGGGTCCGGTAAGTGGTGGTGATCGTCTGCTGGCCGTTGGCCTTGCGGACACCACGGTTCGCGTCCTGCGGCATCAGGGCGGCCAGGGCCTCGACGTCGCGGGTCATGTCGGCCGCGGCCTGCCAGGGCTCTTCGGCCTGCTCGAGGTTCGTCGACGTGCCGAACACCATCGGCCACCGCTCCACGAACAGCCAGTACAGCGCGAGCACCACGCAGAGGTGGGTCTTGCCGTTCTGCCGGGCGACCAGGACCAGGGCCTGCCGGAACCGCGGCCGGCCGTCCTCGAGCAGCTCCCCGAGGTGGATGACCAGCCACTGCTGCCACGGATCCAGCGGCATGCCGAGCACGTGGGAGGCGAACCAGATCACCCGGAACCCGTAGCTAGTCTCCGGCGTCAGCGGCCGTAACGGCCGGGTCCACTGCCGCGCGCGGATCGACCCCCGCGGGAGTGACGGTGTCTCCGGATTGCAGCCAGGCGAGGAAAGAAGCCTGAGGTGTGGTGCCACCTGGTTCCCCTCCCCGTGCTGCTGGCCGGGCCCCCGGCGTCATCCCCAGCTTGTCTAGTGTCGCTTCGAAACGGGGCCCGAGCTTGGCGACCATGGCCACCAGGCGGTTGAGATCGGCCACCCGTTCGTCATGCTCGCCGCCCTCGGTGATCTCGTCCATCCGGTCGAAGACGTCGTCGAGCAGGCCGGCGTAGTGCATGGCCAGCCGGATCGCGGCCCGGTCCCGGGGCAGCTTCGGCGTCGAGTCCAGCGCCAGCCGCAGAGCGGTCGACAGGGACTCTTCGTCGGGCAGGTCCGGGACCGGGCCGTCGTTTTCCGGGTCGGTGTCCGGGCTGGTCACGCCGCTATCGCCTTCGTGCCGAGCACGACCAGGGGATACGGGCGGTCGACCGGCGTACCCGCGACCAGCCATCGGCCGCGCTGCGGGCAGTCGTACTCCGGCAGGTGCCGCGCGCCGCACCGCGGCCGGCGGCAGACCGGCCAGGACACCGACACGTCCCGCCGGGGGAGCGCGCTAGCCATCGGCCAGCCTCCGCCGGACGGCGTTCCGATCGAGCATTTGATCGAGCGGCGGCCAGAGCGGGACCTGCAGACGGGCGAGGATTCCGCGGCGTACGAGCCAGGGAGCCCATAACAGACCGTTACCGACTGCGGAGCGTGACGGGTCGCCCGGAAAATCTTGAAAATCGGCGCGGGGGGAGAGAGAACAG